GTGCGCCTTTTGACATATTATTTAAAATCCTTTCTTATATTATATACGCTTTGCCAACCCATATAGCTACTGCGTTTTGTTAAAAGTTTTATCCAACCTTTTCTGCCACCGCCATAAAATCTTGTGCAACCATATTTTTTAGCAAAATCTTCTATGTATGGTAGCATTTTTTCTAGCTCTTGATAATCTCCACCACAAAATAAAAGGTTTATAGCTTTTACTCTTGGGAAAAAAACAAACTCTGTCACATAAGCTGATTTTTCTCCTGGCCATAGTAAAAATGTGCCATTTTTTATTCTCTCTTCAACATCTTCTATATTATATAGATCTTGATATTTTAAAGCGTCAGCAATATATTTTTTGCAATTATGCCAATGTATTTCCCAATCTAATTTTTTTACTACGCCTGGATCAATCACCTTTTGCATACTCTACAACGCTTGCTATAAAATTTATGTTTGCGTGTGATACTTCAATCTTTAAAATATCACCAGCTGTTAATAATAAGCTTCTAGTTAATATTTCTTTTGTCTCTTTCGCAGATATGCTTATTTCTTTAAATATAGGAAAAGTATGTCCTGTGTTGTCTGTAATTGACAATGTGACAGTTGTTGCTTGATTACCATCATCACCAATCAGAATAGATTCTATTACTGAAAAATCAAAATCTGTAGATCCTGGACAAGTATAAAGAGTTGTTAGAGCCGTGCTTGTGACATCTTTTTTTAAACTTACTGCTCTTTGAATATACTGTCTTTGTGAGGATAGATCCATTATCTTTTCCCTCTAGGTTTTGCGTCCACCCTAACCTGACCAAGTTTAAAATCTTGATTTGTATCGCCCTCAACTTTCATAGATATTGATCTTGCAGTAAATCTTGCGTCCATGTAGCCATCTGATTCAAAAGTAAATGAGCCAAAATCTGTTTCTGCGCCATTTGATGTGAATTTTCCTTTAAAAGACAAAGTGACGCCAGGCAAAGTATTTGCTTCTGAATCTGGTATTATTTGATTAACTTGCGCCAATCTATCTCCTTGTCCTATTTCTATTGGCCCTGTTGTGCAAAATGGTTTTGTAGATCCTAAACCTAAAGAATTTTGTAATAAAGTTGATTCATGTTGAAGTATGTTTCCAGATCCATCACCAGCTATAGGATATTCTAAAACTCCTTGATCCCACCAAGCGCCCCTATCAACACCTGTTCCTTTACTCCAGACATTATCTTTATAGTTCCAAATAACATATCTTGATGGAGTATAACCGCTATCAGCGTCACTTGGAAAAAACCACCATATTTCATTGTAATTAGAATTATGACCACCTACTGCAACTGCTCTCATAGGGTAATCTAAATTATCGTAGATATAATCATGCACATCACATTTTACCTCTCTTACTTTACCATCATAAACAAATACAGAATTTTCACCCAACCAAGCAAGAAAGTCTCCTGTGCTAACAACAGATCTCATTCCTAAAGGACGACAGTTTTCACCAGCTTGTGCAATACCATAAACAAAAGGATTGCCAGAATAATACATTCTACTAAGACCTGTTTCTGTAAAAACTATAGTATCTAGTTTGTATTTTTTTGCGCCTATTATTTCTCCAGAACTAGGAATAATTAGATCTCCAGCAGTATTTGTTGCTTTGGCTGTCCAATCATTGTTATCTTCTCTATTTGACCATGCTATTTTTCTAGGATCTCCACCAGATCCAAAAGTGACTAAATGCCTTTCATTAGTCACAACTATAGATTTATTATTTGTTGGCGCATTACTTAAAACAGAAGCGATAGTGTCTGCCGATCCACTTGAATTAGATTGCCATCTATATACTTTCCCATCACCAGCAAAACATATAATTAGATCTTCTCCCCAATTATCAAAAGAAAAATCTTTACTATTGAATGATAATCCTGATTGACTTCTTGCGTCTCCATAATCTTCAACGCCCCAATGATAAGCGCCATAACCTAAAGGATCTGCACTTGCGTCATTTACAAAGCCACCTGGAGTTATGTCTGTTGTAGATCCTTTATATATAACAAATATTTTTTGTCTTGTGCCAACAGCAATTACACTATTTCCAGCATTGTCATTGTATGCGTATAAGGAAATGATTTCTCCTGTTATTGTGCCGTGTGATAATTTTTCCCAGCCCTTGATAGGTGTAAGATACCCATTTTGAAATCTGACTAAATTGCCATCAACCCAACGCCCTTTGTTGGAATATTCTGTGCCGTTAGTGACTATTCCCGCTGGTGGTGTTATAGAAACTAATGCCATTCACCCGATCCTAATCCTCTATAATTTTTTGCACACTTGATGGATTTATCTTATCTGATATTTGTGAACTTATTTCATCTTTCCATTCTTGAACTTGTGCGCTACCCATAGCAGATTCAACCCATGTCTGAACTTGTGATTTTGATAAATCATCAAACTCTATAAATGATGATAAATTAGAAACATCAATACTAATATCACCAAAAATTTCTCCAAAAAATGGATTGCCATCAGGATCATTATTTTCATTGTCAATGCCTTTTAGTCTCCAATTTACTTTATGAACTACATTTGATTTGGTGTTAGGTGGATCTTGTTGATCTGTATATGATGGATAAACTTCAACATATTTAACTTCCCATGAAAAATTAATCATTTTAGTTTTCTCCTTTTAGTATATTTATTTCTTCTTGAAGTGATTCAACTTGTTTTGATAACTCTTGAACTGATTTTATTAAGTTTGTTGTAAAAACAGAATAATCAAGCATATAGTGTTCATTTTCTTCATCAGGTTTTCTTAGACCTTTATGTGGCACATTTAGATCTTCAAAAACTTGCTCAACTTCTTGTGCAACTAAACCCTCTGATTCCCAATCATTATCTTTAAAATGATATTTTACAGGATTTAATTTATTGATAAGATCAAGCCCTAATGCTTCA